TGCTTTTACTGTAAACAACACATTTAATACCAATAAACATGCTTTGATTTTTAATACAGGTGTTCCCGCAGTAGGTAATATTTATTGGCATTGGACAGCAACTTCGGAGTTATAATTATGATAAATATAGAAGAAATAGAATCAGTTAAAAAAGTAGAATATAATAGTGAGCTTTGTGAATACATTGTTGTTGCTAATAGTATTATTTATAATGTTCCACTAGACACAGCAAACACAGACCAACAAGCAATTCAAGAATGGGTAGCAGACGGTAACACCATAGCAGAAGCAGATTAGGAGAAACTAAATGGCTGGATTAAAAGTTCACACCGCAGAAACAGCATACGCAGTAACTCAAGCAGAGATTAAGGCTTGGAACAAAATAGATTCTTCTGATGATGATACAGTTGTCGCATTGATAGAAAGAGCGGTTCATAATTGGGCTAAAGAATACACCAATAGAACTTTGACCACAGTTACTTATCAACTGTTTATAGATTCTATTTATGATGTTGATATACCTTTACAAGAAGGCATGTATGTTGGCATTGACAGAAACATCAGCACTAAAAATATCTTGTTACCAAAAAGCCCTGTTACAAGTGTAACTCATATCAAATCTTATGATGACGCAGATACAGCCACCACTTTTGCTAGTTCAAATTATTACTTAGATAGTGTAAGTGTTCCAGCAAAGATAGTGTTAAGAAAAGGCAAAAGCTATCCAACAAGTTTAAGAGTTGCCAATGGGTTGGAGATTCAATATGTGGCTGGATATGGAGCAACCACAGCAGTTCCTTATGATATTAAATCAGCTTGTTTGGAATATTCTGCTTATCTCTTTGAGCATAGAGGAGATTTACTAGATGGCAAAAGAGTTTTAGCTCCAACAAGTGCAACACAATTATTACAGGCTTATAGAATTAAATCTTTATCTGTCAATCCATATAGAGGTCAAGCTCAATATGTAGGACAAATGGGTGCGTAATGATAGGCGAAATGAGAAACCGAATTGTTATCCAATCACTTGGAACATCTACTGATTCTGGTGGTGGTCAAGTAGCTTCTTTTTCAACAGCAAATACAGTATGGGCTAAAGTAGAAAACTTATCTGGTTCAGAGAATAGTTTTGGAGATCAATTAGAAGCTAGGAGTAATTATCGTTTCACCATAAGATATGTTTCATCATTGACACCAAAACATAGAATCAGTTACAACTCTAAATTATTTAATATTCAGCATGTGGCTTCTTTGTTAGAGGGTAAAGAAAGATACCAGATTATAGACGCAGAGGAAGGGGTAGCAACTTAATGACAGTCAAAGTCAAGGTAGAATCTAAAATAAAACAAAAGACTGATAAAGCCTTAGATTTATATGATATGAAAACTGCTACATATTTAAACAAAGTTGCCAATATGTTTAGGAATCATATTATGCTTGGTATGCAACAAACTCCGAAAGACGGAAAATCTTATATAAGAGGTGGTAAAGTTCACAGAGCTTCCACAAAAGACAATCCACCAGCTATTGATACAGGAAGATTGGTCAATAGTTTTTTTGTAGAACCAGCAACAAAGAATAGACATTTTTCAGCAGTTCAAACAAGAGTTAGTTATGCAAATATATTAGAACAAAGTTTTGCTAGAGGTGGATTGCAAAGACCTTTTATGGGTGAAGAATCACAAGCATTTAAAGATACTAAGCAATTTGCGAATAAAAAATTTAAAGATATATCTTTGGGGAATATTAAAATCACATGAGCTTCCATTCTTTTGACTTACAAACAATACTATATTCAACCTTAAATGGCGACAGCACATTAGATGGTATTGTTGGTAATAACAAAATATTTGATAATGTGCCACAGAATACATCTTATCCATATGTTGTGATTGGCAATATAAGTGTAATCAATAGAGGAACAAAAACTTTAGATGGAAATGAGTATGATGTAGACATAGATGTTTGGAGTACATATAGAGGAAAAAAAGAAATATCAGACGCAATGGAAAGAATTTATGAGTTACTACACGACACCACATATTCTGTATCTGGTGCAAATATGGTAGTAAGTCAAGTAAGGAACACAATTACACTTGTAGAAAATGATGGAATTACTAGACATGGGGTGCTAACATTATCGGTGATTGTGTATGATAGTTAATTTTAATGGAGATAAATTATGGCAGTACAAAAAGGAAGTGCGTTACTTGTCAAGATAGGAAATGCTGGTAGCCCAGAAACATTTACAAGTGTTGCTGGTCTTAGAGATACTTCTATCACAATGAACGCAGAAACAATAGATGTAACAAATAAAGATTCAGCAAAAGTAAGAACATTATTAGCTGACGCTGGTATTCAAAGTTTTAGCATAAGTGGTTCTGGTGTATTTACTGATTCAGCGAGTGAAGCTAGTGTAAGAACAGCTTTTTCAGCTTCAACATTTAGTAATTTCCAATTACTTGTGCCAGACTTTGCAACCTTTACAGGTGCGTTTCAAGTAACAAGTATTGAATATGCTGGAAGTTATAATGGGGAAGTTACTTACTCAATGTCTTTTGAATCGGCTGGTGCGATCACATTTGCAACAGTATAACTTAGGAGATTATTATGGCTTGGGAATTAAAAGCTATTGAAGTTGGCTCTAAGAAAATAGACGCACAAGTAAACATTGGCGAAAACAATGTTGAAATTGAAATTCCTTATTACAAGGGATTCAAAGATACAGATGTAATCAAAATTGACAAGAAATCTTACACAATCAACTTTGCTAAGAATCTTGGTGATAGAGATGAAGTAATTGTTATTTTAACTAATACGGAGAAAAACAATGAGCATAAACAGGCTGAAAGCAGAAAAGCTACTAAAGTTTAATGATGACGAGTACAAGGCAAGAATGAGCCTTGATACGATTATTAGGATAGAACAAGCATTGAATTGCAGTATTTTGAAGCTAGGTAACAAGTTGGCACAGGCAGATATTACTATGACAGAAATTATATCTGTTATAACTTTAGCTCTAAGGTCTGGTGGAAATAATCTACAGGACAAAGAAGTTAAAGGAATGATTGCACAAATTGGCTTGTTGGAAGCTATTAAGATGGCTGGAGAGTTGGTAACTTTGGCTTTAAATGTTGATGACGATACTGTTGACGAAAAAAAAAGTCCAGTAGAGGAATAGACGAAGAAGCTGAACTACCATACCAAAGATGGATAGAGGTATGTGTAGGAATGATAGGTATTAATCCAGCAGTATTTTGGGATATGAGCATTACCGAAATAACTCTAGCGATAAAAGGATTTAGTGAGTTCAATGGTGGCAACAAGGATAAACCAATGGACAAAGACGAGTTAAACGAACTAATGGAGCTGTACCCAGATAACTAATGGCAACTGAACTAGATAAACTGGTAGTCAAGATTGAAGCAGACCTTTCTAGTCTAAAGAAAGGAATGGCAAATGCTAATAAAGAAGTTCAAACATCTTCAAATAAAATTAAAAAATCCTTACAAGGCATGGGAAGTTCTTTTGCCAAATTAGGTGGCTCTGCTCTTAAATTTGGAACAGTTCTTGGTGGTGTTTTTGGTGCAGTTGCAATTAAAAGTGTTGTTAATACAGGTATGCAAATTGAAACTCTTGAAGTTAGATTAAAAGCATTATTTGGATCAGCAGAAGAAGGCTCTAAAGCATTTAAAGAAATGGTTAAATTTGCTGGTAAAGTTCCTTTTACACTAGGTCAAATACAACAAGGAGCTGGTTCTTTAGCAGTAGTTTCAAAAGACGCAGATCATTTAGCTAAATTAATGGAGATAACAGGTAATGTTGCTTCTGTTACAGGGTTAGATTTTAGAGCAACTTCTGAACAAATCCAAAGGTCTTTATCTTCTGGTATAGCTAGTGCTGATTTATTTAGAGAGAAAGGTGTTAAAAATATGCTTGGCTTTGGAAATGCAACCGAAGTTACAGCAGAACAAACAGCAGAAGCATTACAAAGAGTTTTTGGTAAAGGTGGATTGTTTGGAAATGCAACAGATGAAATGGCAAAGACTTTGGGTGGAACTTTATCAATGCTTGGAGATAAATTATTTCAATTTCAAACAGCAATAGCTTCAACTTTTTTTGAAACATTAAAAGACGCTTTTGGAGATTTAAACGAAGCGTTAGATAACAATAAAGAAGAAATAATGAAATTTGGGAAAGATGTTGGAACTGCTTTAGCAAATTTAGTAATTGCTATAAAAGAAAATTTTGATGAAATAATAATAGCTTTTAAATTATTAGGTGCTTTTATTGCTGGATCAATGATTGCTAATATTATAAGTAAAATGAATCTTGTACGATTAGCTGTCATAAGCACTACTGTTGCGATTGGTTTATTAATAGACGCTTTAAAAGATGAAGTGAAAGTATCTGCTGAACAAAGAAAAGAAAATCAAAGGGCAAAGGAAGCAAGGCAAAATTATTTAGACCAGCAAGAAGAATTAAAGCAAAAAATTCAAGAAGCTATTAAAGATCAAAATGATTATACAGAAGCATTAAAGAAAGCAACAGAAGCTCAAAAAGAACAAAACGATATAATGGCAGAAGATCAGAAAGCCCTTGAAGATATGAATGTTAAGTTTGAAATGGAAGAAATAGAAGAAGCTAATGAAAAAGTAAAAAAATTTACAGATATATTTGACCAAGCTGGTAAACA